AGCAACTAAAAATACGTCTACTGGAGCTATTACTACTAGAATGAGTTCAGGTATGCCTGACTTAACTGGTTTATCAATCGCAGATGTGGCAACAGCATCTAGTTTAACACTAGCAGCTGATACTATTTCTGTAGTAAATTACACAGGTGCAGCTGCAGCAGCTTGCACTCTACCTGCAGCAACAGCAGGAACAATTGTAATTTATTGTCAAGCAAAAGACACAACTGGAGGAACAGCTACATTAACTTTTGATGCAGCAGGTTCTGATGTTTGGGCAACTGGTTCAGTAATTGAATCAAGAGGTTCATCAGAAGTGACTTTTGATACTTCAGCAGCAGGTGAAACTCAATTAGTTTTCACACCAGCAAACGCAGCAACAAACTTGTTGACTACTGGTGGACAAATTGCTTTCATTTGTTACGAAGATGCTACATGGCACATTGCAACAAAACTATCAGCTGAGACTACTCAGACAACTGGTGTTTTTGCATTTGCATCGTAATAAATAAATTAACTCGGGGCGCCTGGTAATGCAGGCGTCCTTTAAAAGGAGGACAAAAACATGGCAGACACAGTATTAAATACAACTGTATTTGACGGAGCAAAAAAACTTATCACTCACTACAACGTAGTTTCTGATTCTACAGGAGGCACAACTAAAATAGTTGATGTTTCTGCTTTAAATTCAAACAACGGTAAAACTTGTAAAACTGTAAAATTAAATAAAATTAGTTTTAATGTTTCAGTAACAGCACCGGTTGATGCGATTAGAATGTTATGGGACGCTGACACAGATGTAGTGTTTCAAACGTTAGCGGGTGAAATGGAATATGATTATTCTTCATTTGGTGGCTTAAAAAACACTGAAGCTACAAATTTTACTGGAGATGTAAATGTTACATTACCGTCTTGTGCAAATGGAGATTCAGCTACAATTGTTTGTGAATGGATTAAAGTTTACGAATCATAGGAGGTTAAATGGCTAACACTACCTCGGGCACAACAACATTTGATAAAACTTTTGCTATTGATGAAATAGTAGAAGAAGCTTTTGAACGTATTGGTTTACAAAATGTTGCTGGTTATCAATTAAAATCTGCTAGACGATCTCTTAATATATTATTTCAAGAATGGGGAAATAGAGGTATTCATTATTGGGAAATAGGAGAAACTAATTTAGATTTAATTGAAGGACAAGCTGAGTATGATTTTTTTAGATCAAGTGATGATGGCACGAGTGCTACTACAACAGCACCTGCGAGTGTATATGGATTATCAGATATTTTAGAAGCACAATTAAGGTCTAATAGAACTCAGACTACACAAGCCGACAGTCCAATGACAAAAGTAGATAGATCTACGTATGCTGGTTTTTCTAATAAATTATCTAAAGGAACACCCAATCAATATTGGGTAGAAAGATTTATTGATAAAGTTCGAATACATGTTTATCCAACACCAGATTCAACTAATGCATCTAAAGATATGCATTTTTATTTTATTAAAAGAATTCAAGATGTCGGAGATTATACAAACGCAACAGATGTTCCATTTAGGTTTGTGCCTTGTATGATAGCCGGTTTAGCATTTTATCTCGCACAAAAATATCAACCACAGGTGGTTCAAGCTATGAAATTATATTATGAAGATGAATTAGCAAGAGCGTTAGCAGAAGATGGTTCTGCTTCTAGCACACACATAACACCTAAAACTTATTACCCAGGAACATAATGACAATAAAAGCAATTAAAGGATTAGGAACAGCTTTTTTAAAAAGAGCTCGTGCAAAAGCCGCAGAGAAAATGAAAAAAATTGATAAGAAAGATACGGCAAGATTTCAAGGAGTTTATAAAAAACACATGAGAGCATTAAGAGCAGTTAATAAATCAGCGGTAAGAGAACGTGATAAAAAAGTAAAAGAAATTAAATCAAGAATTACCAAAGGTAAAAGTAAAGAAGACCAAAGAGAAATACTTGCTGCTGAAGAAAAATTGCAAAAATCATTATTAAAAACACCTAAAGATAAACTTAAAATGTATGATGACTTACCTGATATTAGACAAAGATTTAGAGGTGCGCCAGGTCCTCAAAGAAAAGTTACACGTGGTATTAAAAACTATGTGCGAAGAGCGGGTGCTTTAGCAGAGGATAGAGAAAAAAGATTTAAACAAAAAGGTTATAAAGAACCTACAAAATACAAACAAAGAAAATTTAGGCCAAATTAATGTCAAAATACGCAACAGGTAAATATGCAAAAGCAATATCAGATAGATCTGGTTTAGAGTTTCCATACAGGGAAATGGTTAGAGAATGGAATGGGTCTTTTGTACATGTGTCTGAATTTGAACCAAAACAACCACAGTTAGAACCAAAACCAACTAGTGCTGATGGTGTTGCATTAAGACATGTAAGAACCGACAGAACGGAAAACGCTGTTCCATATTCTATACCAGAAAATGGTTTTGAAACTTATGAAACAGGATCAGGAATTATTAATGTAACAGCTCCTGGTCATGGATTAACAAATGGAACAACATATAGATTTAGAGGACCGCCTTTAGCAGTTACTGAAAGCGGAGGAACATTTCAATTTGCAAATCCAGCAGATTTTGATGGCATTTCTGGTTCTAATATTGCTAAATCAGCAGGATATGCAATAACAACAGGTATATATAAAAGTGGAGCAAGAATAAGCACCGATTATGCGGTTGCTAATTTTTTCTTTTTTACAGTTGACACAAATACTGCTACAATTGGCGGTGTAAAAGGAGGAGGGATTGGTTGTTCAGTAGGACCAGTCACACTAAGCGCATGATTAAAAAATTAAAACATTTTTTTTGTAAATTATTTGGTATTAAACAATGTAAATGTGTAGAAAAAGACGAACATTTACAATTATATGAAGACATGCCAGAACCAGAAACACCAATACATATTGAAGAAACTGCAAAACAAAAAAAGATACGTTTAAAACATAAAGGTTCTAAATAATGGCTGGAATAAGTTATAGCGGATTAGTTACACAAATTAGAAACTACACAGAAACAGATTCTAATGTGTTAACTACAGATATTTTAGAAAACCTAATTCTTAATGCTCAATATAGAATTATGAGAGAAGTGCCCATAGATGCAGACAGACTACAAAAATTGGGTAATTTTGTTGCTGGACAACAAACGATAAATGTACCTGGAGGAGCTTTGTTTATTAGAGGTGTTCAAGTTTATGATACTGCAGGATCAGAAATTACAGGAGCTAATAAGTGGTTAGAAAAAAAAGATTATACCTACTTACAAGAATATCAAGACATTACAGGAACATCCGCAGCTCAAGGTCAACCTAAATATTATGCTATGTATGGTGGCGCTACGGGTGATGGAGACACTAATTCTGGACGTATAATTGTAGCTCCGACTCCAAATACAACATATAGATTTAGAATACATTATAATAAAATGCCCGATACTTTATCATCAGATAATACAACAAACTATATTAGTTTAAATTTTCCAAACGGACTATTATATTGTTGTCTATCAGAAACATATGGCTTTTTAAAAGGCCCAATCGATATGTTGACTTTATACGAAAATAAATATAAACAAGAGGTACAAAAGTTTGCTAATGAGCAAGTCGGTAGAAGACGAAGAGATGACTATACTGATGGCACTGTTCGAATACCGATACAATCAGCAAACCCGTAGGAGATAAATTATGGCAATTACATCGGCGATATGCACAAGTTTTAAGGTAGAGTTATTGAAAGGTGTTCATGATTTTACAGCAACAACAGGCGATACTTTTAAAATAGCATTATATACTAGTTCTGCAACATTAGGAGCAGGCACTACAGCTTATTCAACATCTAATGAAATCACTAATTCATCTGGAACAGCTTACACAGCTGCAGGTGCAACTCTTACAAGCGTAACTCCAACAAGTTCAGGAACAACTGCGCTTTGTGATTTTGCGGATGTTAGTTATACTTCTGCATCTTTTACAGCGAATGGTGCATTGATTTATAACGATACTGAATCTGGAGATCCAGCAGTTTGTGCCATAGCATTTGGTGCTGATAAAACTGTAACTAGTGGAACTTTTACGATTCAATTTCCAACAGCAAGCGCAACCGACGCAATCATAAGATTAGCATAAGGAGGCCTTCCTTATGGCATCAACCTGGGGCAATAACACTTGGGGCTCTAACGAGTGGCAAGATGATGTAATAACAGTATCCATTTCAGGTGTTTCTTCAACTGTATCTATTGGATCAACCACAATATTTAAAGGACAAATAATAGAACCAGATTTTAGTGACAGAGGAATTAATGTTAACTTTACTCCTCCAACTGTTGACTTAACAACTATTGCAACTGCTTCTGGTTTTGAAATTACTACAGCTATTGGTGATTTAAGATCTTCTAATTTAACTGGTTGGGGAAGAAATAATTGGAATAATGGTGGTTGGGGAGTTCAATATTCTGTAAATCCAACTGGTCAATCAATATCATCTTCTATTGGATCGGTCGTAATTCAAACAGTAGAAATTTTAAATGGACTTGAAATAACATCTTCTGTTGGAGAAATAGAACCAGCTAGTGCAATAGGTTTAACAGGTTTATCTATAACTTCAGCGTTAGGTGATATAGATAACGCTGGAACCATGGTTGGTTGGGGTAGAAATGGTTGGAGTGAAGAACCTTACGGTGATTCTATAAATAAACTTGTTCAACCAACTGGAGTTTCTGCAACTACAAGTGTTGGATCATTAACACCAGCCGATGTAATGGGTTTAACTGGAGTTTCTGCAACGGCTAATGTTGGATCATTAACACCTGCAGATGTTATGGGTTTAACTGGAGTTTCGTCAACAGCAGATGTTGGGTCGTTAACACCTGCAGATGTAATGGGTCTTACTGGAATTGATTCAACAGCTGGTATAGGATCTGTTACAATAGCTGATCAAGCTGTTGGATTATCAAGTTTATCATCAACTACAAGTATAGGATCTGTAGAAATAACAACAAATCCTGTGGTGGTGCCTACGGGCATATCATCAACAATTTCTGTTGGATCTTTAACACCTGCTGATGCAATAGGATTAACAGGATTATCTTCAACCGCTTCTGTTGGATCATTAACTCCAGCAGATGTAATAGGATTAACAGGATTATCTACAACAGTAAGATTAGGTTTAGTCACTACAATACCTATTTATGGTGATGTTGACACTGGATCAAATTCATCTTATAGTACAACCTCAACAGGATCAAATAGTAGTTTTTCTGATGTTAGCACTGGATCAAATACAACACCAGGTTCAATTTCAACAGGATCAAATAGCTCTATTTCTGATGTTGCAACTGGATCAAATACAAGTTATAGTGACGTCGCATAGGAGATAAAATATGGCATCAACATACACACCACTAGGTGTAGAACTTCAAGCTACTGGTGAAAACGCTGGTACATGGGGAACAAAAACAAATACTAATTTACAAATTATAGAACAAATTTCTGGTGGATTTATTTCTAAATCAATTGCTGGTGGTGCACAAACAACTGCATTAGCTGTCTCTGATGGATCAGCCGGTGCTGAACTTGCACATAGAATGATTGATTTAACTGGAACTATTACAGGAAATCAAATTGTAACCATACCTTTAGATGTTCAAACTTTTTATTTTTTAAGAAATTCAACTTCAGGATCACATACTGTACAATTTAAATATGTATCAGGATCAGGAGATTCTGTAACTTTTGCTGCTGCAGATAAAGGAACTAAAATTTTATTTGCTTCTGCTAGCGATAGCACTAATCCTAACATAATAGATTTAGGATATATTACTGCTTCATCAACAGATACTTTAACTAACAAAACTTTAACAGCTCCAAAATTTGCAGATGGTGGTTTTATTGCAGATGCTAATGGTAATGAATCGGTTGTTTTAGGAACAACTTCATCTGCTGTTAATGAAATTAAAATTACAAATGCTGCTACAGGAAACGATCCGTTAATTGCAGCAAACGGTGGAGACTCAAATATTGATTTAGCTTTATCTCCAAAAGGAACAGGTGAACTGGTTGTTGGAACTGGTTCTGCAGATGCAACTATATCTTCTAGTGGAGCACACAATCTTATATTAGACACAAATTCTGGAACAAACTCTGGTGTAATAACTATAGTAGATGGAGCAAACGGTAATATTACAATAACACCAAATGGATCAGGTAATGTAGTTCTAGATGGACTTACTTTTCCAAACGCTGATGGATCAGCAAATCAAGCTTTAATCACAGATGGGTCAGGTACTATAAGCTTTGGAACTGCAGGAATAACAACAGGAAAAGCTATTGCAATGGCAATAGTTTTCGGATAAAAGGAGTAAATTATGGCAAACCCAAATATAGTATCAGTATCCAGTATTAAAGGTGAATCGGTAGGATATGCTTTATCTAACACTGTAACTACAACTTTAATGACAGTGTCTTCTGATAAAATCGTAAAAATAAATAGAATTACAGTTGCAAATGTTGATGGAACTAATGCAGCTGATGTAACTCTTTCAGTTACAAAATCAAATTTTACTCCAGACGGTATTTCAAACTTTGATACATCTGGAACTTTTCATTTAGCAAAAACAGTATCAGTGCCAGCTGACGCATCATTAGTTATACTCGATACTCCAATTTATTTAATGGAAGCAGATGTTCTAAAAGGTGGAGCAAGTGCTGCTTCAGATTTAGAATTATTCGTATCATATGAATCAATAGACGACGCGTAGGAGGTTTAAATTATGGCTGGAAATGGCGGAGTAATTGGACCAACTCAAACTGCTCGTTGTAATACTATAGCTGCAAAAGTAACTTCATTTACTTCTTCAGGAACTTTTACTGCACAAGCAACTGCTAATGTTGATTACTTAGTAGTCGCTGGTGGAGCTGCAGGAGGAGCAGTTAGAGGTGGTGGCGGTGGAGCTGGAGGTTATAGAGCTACCGGACCATTTACACCAAGTCCAACAAGAGGTTCAGCAGTTCCTGTTAGTAAAGGAACTGCATACACAATAACAATTGGTGGTGGAGGATCAGGATCTCCATCTCCTAGCACAGGTGGAAGTGGATCAAATTCAATTTTTGCAAACCCTGCTGCACCAATTACTTCAGCAGGAGGAGGAGGTGGAGCACCTAATTGTACAGTAGGTACCGCTGGAGGTTCAGGTGGAGGTGCAGGTGGTTGGGAAAATCCAAGTGTACCTACAAAACCAGGTGGTGCTGGTAATACTCCACCCGTTAGTCCTTCTCAAGGAAATGCTGGAGGTCAATCAGGACCCCCAGGTTCTGGTGCTACGTCTGGTGCAGGTGGCGGTGGAGCTGGAGGCACAGGTACAAATGTTAATGGTTCTTCAAACCCTGCTGGACCAGGTGGTAATGGAGTTGCAAATACTATTACAGGATCATCTGTAACTTACGCTGGTGGTGGCGGTGGTGGATCTGGACCAGGGCCATCAAAAAATGGCGGAAGCGGTGGACCAGGTGGTGGAGGTGCGGGTTCTCCAGGTGCAGGTAATCCAGGTTGTGCAGGAACAGGTAATACAGGTGGCGGTGGAGGTGGAGCCGGTAATGGCGGAACAGGTGGAACAGGTGGATCAGGTGTTGTAGTTATTAAAGAACCAGAATCAACTGAAAAAATAGCTCCTGGAATATGGAGTCTTAATGAAGTTTATGATCAAGTAAAATCAGGAGCATGGAGTTTTTGATAAAAATTGACTATTTAAAAATAATGAATTAATATATAAGAGAGGAAATATTATGGCACATTTTGCAGAATTAAAAATAAAAACAGATCCAACTGGATTTACAAGTGATCAACAACAAATTGTCGAAAGAGTAGTGGTTGTTGGAAACGATATTACAACATCTAATGGACCTTTAGGTGTAAATGATATGCACGTAGATGGAGAAACATGGTGTATTGATTTTTTTAAAGGTGGTATTTGGAAACAAACTTCTTACAACAATAATTTTAGAAAACAATATGCAGGAATAAATTATGTCTATGATCAATCAAAAGATAAATTTTTAGTGCCTCAGCCTTATGCTTCATGGTCATTAGATGATAATGATGATTGGAAAGCACCAATAACTTATCCAACAGTTACCGAAGAAGGTGATGTTAGATATTTAATTTCTTGGGATGAAACTGCTTATAATTCAGATAATACAAAAGGTTGGAAAGCAATTAAATCAAACGACGAAGCTGAAACACCTACTAAATATGATTGGAATGGCACAGCTTGGGTGTCCGAATAGGAGGACTCAATGCCAAGAAATAAATCTGCTTCTGTAAACGGTGGTGTTATAGGGGTTTCAAATAAATCTTCTTTCGGAAAATGTACAACTACGGCTGTTACTTCTACAGGAAATGTTACAACACAACCTGGAACTAGAGTAGTTAATGCCTTTGTAGTTGGTGGAGGTGCATCTGGTGCAGGTGACAGAGGAGGCGGTGGTGGTGCCGGTGGTGTTAGAACAATTTTTAATATACCAGTTTGTGGTAATACAGCCACTCCAATAACTGTTGGTGCTGGAGGTGCTGCAATATGTGGTGCAGGAGCGCCAGGAAATTTAGGTACAGCTTCAAATGTAGTAAGTTCAACTTATCAATCAGCAGGTGGTGGAGGTGGAGTTTATACTAACCCAACTCCTGCTCCCGCTTTAGCTGGAGGATCTGGTGGTGGAGGTTTTTCTGGTAGAGCTGGAGGAGAGGGTAATGTACCTCCCGTAGCGCCGCCACAAGGAAATCCGGGTGGTGGTTTTCCATCAAATAGTCCAGGTTCTTTACACGGAGGTGGTGGTGCAAATGCGGCTGGTAGTTCTTCTTGTGGTGATGGCACTCAAGCTGGAGCTGCAGGCGGAGCAGGTGTATGTGTTCCTGCATGTTTTCCAGCCCCGGTATCAGCAGTCGGTGGCGGTGGTGGATCAGGTAGTGATAGTCCAGGAGTTGCTGCTGGAGCAGGTGGAGCTGGCGGTGGTGGAGCTGGTGGACCAAGACCAGGAAATGGAACAGCAGGTACAACTAACACCGGAGGTGGTGGAGGATCAGCAGGAGGTGGTGGATCTAATAGTTCTGGTGCGGGTGGATCAGGATTAGTGGTAGTAAGAGAAATTACAAAAGCAAGTGGTGTTTGGTCGATGCAATCTCAATACCAAGCATCTTTAGGTGGAGCATGGCCTAAATTTATAGAATATTCAGGAATAGATTTTTTAGTGGTCGCTGGTGGTGGTTCCGGATCATACAACTCTGGTGGTGGAGGTGGAGCAGGAGGTTATCGTGCTTCTGGTTATGGACCTTCTCCATTAAGAGCTTCTTCTTTAACTCTTGAAGCAAATACATATACAGTAACCATTGGAGCTGGAGGTGCACAATGTGGAACTTCTTGTGGACAAAGTGGTAACAACTCAATATTTGGAGCGTGTGGATCTGAAGGTAGTACGATGATTACAGCTACCGCTGGAGGTAGAG